GAATTGCCATCTCAATTAGTTGCTGCACAAGCTGCCATTGCTGCTAGCGGTAAATCTGCCGCCAAACCAGTTTAATGCCAGCTTAACCTAGAAGAAAACTGCTAATGTCGCTCTTTTCTGATATTATTTCTGGTCCTGATGGAGTTTACACTCTAACTAATAGGCCAGATTTGGTTGCAGAAACGGCATTAGCAGTTCGTCAAGCTACCCTTGCTGCGCACCGTTGTGATTACTTTCGTCGTGATATTCAAGAACTTCTTATAAGTCCTGGGTCTGCGAATCTTTTCCAATTGAGCATTTCAAGTTTATTTGCCAATTGGAGAAATTTTGCATATATTCGCCCATACGATAGTATTGGGGCGACTCCTGCTAGTTTCTTTCTTGAGCCAATGAAACCAGATGCAATCCTAGATGAATATTTAATTGAAAAAACAAATGTATACTATGTTGCGGGGGATAATCTTAATATTCGTCTCGGGGCTAATTACGATTCTTTCCTGGTTGGTTATTATTCAAATCCTGTTCTTACTCCTGATGCATCTTATGAGAGCTGGATTGCAAGACAACAATCTTCCCTTATAGTTATTGATGCTTCTAAGAGAGTTCTTGAAGCAATTGGATATCTTGAGGCTGCAAACAAACTTGGTATACTTTTGTATGGGCCTGCGCCAGGAACTGCACAAATGCCGACTGGCGGTGAGTATCTTAATCTCAAAATGTCGGAGATAGAAGACTATGGGCGCTAATGTCTGGGCAGTAGTTGGAGGTAATACTTTTTCATTGCCAATGGAGACACTGGTAGGCACTGCATACCAACTTCTTGGCATGAATGCTGCTGCCACGGAGCTTCAGTATAAAGACGCTAAATTCAATAACGCTACAGGCCAATTCTATGTACCACTTGGCGCGGTTGGTGCCCCAAGTTATAGTTTCGCAGGATTTCTTGATTCTGGATTTTATAGTTTTGGAGGCGGTGCAATTGGTGTTGCTATTGGGGGTACTCGTTTAGGATATATTAATGCAAATTCTTGGAATATTGAAGGACATTTGCAAATATACTCCAGTCTTATTAAAGAAGATTTTGGTGTAGATATCACAGCCGCAGCTACTACTGATCTTGGTAATGCTACTGGTAATACTCTAATTGTAAACAACGCAGCAGGTGCTACAGTAATAACAAGTCTTGGTGGTGCTACTGTTCCTGCTGGCACAGAAATTGAAACTATCTTCAATATCACAGGAGGGAGTGTAACTTTTACCCACAATGTTGTCAGTCTTGATCTTTTGGGCGCTGCTGACATTATCCTTGTGGATCGTGATATTGTTCGCTGGAGAAAAACCAATGACGCTTCTGCTTATTGGCGTATGGTTAGTTTTCAGCGGGGTCTTGCTTCTACTCCATTTACTGCAAAAGGTGATTTACTTGTAGGTAAGCAAGTTGGAGCAGTAATTCAACAAAGTGTAAAACCAGTAGGTGCAGATAATACTGTTCTTATTGCAGATTCTGCACAAAATGATGGTACTCGCTGGGGCGCGATTGCAAGTCCTCCTGTACGCCAAACGGTACTTACAGCTGCCCTTACTGCTGCTGGACTTTGTAATATTCTTTCTGCAGGTGCTGCGCTCAATTTCAATGTAGAAGCAAATCCTACTCCTGCACTTCTTACTTTTGCAGGTGGCTACGGGGCAGGTGGACAAGTAGATAGTTTTTCATTCCTTTCTGCCGATCAAGCAAATCAAGGGAGTTTTGTAGCGAGTAATATTAACTATATCTATGCAGACTATAGTTCACCAACTTCTGTAACTTGGGAAGATTGTCTCATTCCTCCACAATACGGATACGCTTTTGATCGTACTGAAGGTGCTTTGCTTAATTTTGAAGGTGCAGATACTAGCACTACAATAATTGATGGATTGGGCAATACTTGGAATGCAGTAGGTAACGCCCAAATTGATACTGCTCAATTTAAGTTTGGAAGTAGCAGCCTTCTATTAGATGGTACGGGAGATTATGTTCACTCTACCAACTTTACTACTTTAGGGAATGGTTCATGGGAAGCATCTCTTTGGTTTAGATTAAATGCTGCACCGGGAGTAGGTGCGCGAGCAATGTTGTTTAGCGCGACTTCGGCATCATTTAACAATGTAGTTTTAGGTCTTTTTAATAATGGTGGAACTATTAAGTTAGAGTGGTATTTGTCATCTAATGGAACTTCTGCTGATATTGTTTCTGGAGCTGTTGGTACTAATACAGTTTGGACGTTAAATCAGTGGAACAAAATGCGTCTGGTGTTTGATGCTCTAGCTGGTACATATCGCGTATATTTATCTCTAAATGGCGCTGCAGAAACTCAAGACTTGACTCTTTCTTCTAGTAGTCGTATTGCTGGAATTACTAGATTAGTAGTAGGAGAGGATTTAATTAATCCTGGAAGAGCCTTCAATGGATGGATTGACGCTGTTAGATTTATGAGAGCTGCAACTGTAACAGGAACAGAAACTCCTGTTGCTGCAGCTCCATCAGTAACAGATCATTTAATTCATTTCTTTTCAATCCCAGAAATGAAGATGTATGAAGTTACAGCTGAGTCTGTAACTGCTGCTGTAAATCCTACAATGGTAGCACGTACTCGCCTTTTTGTTGGAGAATGTGATACTAGTGTAGGAGCAGTAACTGCTGTTCGTAATTACGCACTTCGGGGAAAATATTTTCAATCTACTATTGCCATTATTCCAGGAACTCCAGTAGTAATTAATCACAATATTGGGACAGATTTAATTATTTCTAGATTTGAAGGTACTAGATATGCTGTACAAGGAACTGCATGGCCTTCTACTGAATCTGGTAAATGGATGCCTCTTTGGGGTGCATATTATTACAATGGAGCTACAAACGAGTCCCGAGGTTCCGGGTATAGCATTGGGCGCAATTCTGCAAATTATTATCCTGGAAATGCTGCTACTACTTGGGGTATAGGAGATGATGCAAATAGCGTAGATATAACTCATTTTCGTGCATTTATGGAAAGGGCATTCTAAATGTTTCCTCGCAAAACTAGGGAAGGAGACGATGTTGGTGAATACTTTTCTCGGGCACCATCTTCTATTACAGTTACTAACATAATTGCTATTCTTCTTTTTCTTGGAGGCATTGGTGCTTCTTGGGCACAATTCCAAAGTAAAGCAGCTGTATTGGAACAAAAACTTACTGAATTAGAAAATCGTCAAGCAGAAACAAAAAGAGAATCAAATAAATCACGGCAAGAATTTCGCGAAGATGTTAAAGATGTAAAAGCTGATCTAAAAGAAATTCGTGGAGATGTACAAAAAGTTCTTATTGAAGTTCAACGGCAGCGGAGATAATCTTGTCATACGAAACATTCACAGCTATTCTTAATGCTGCGGAGTTTCCATTTGTATCTGACTTTTTCCAACGCCCAATTGTTATTCCTGGGCTAGATCAACCTCCACGACTTCCTAAAGGCTATACTGGTACTTTTGAATCTGCAAACCCAGAATTAGCTCAACATTACTATTGCCAAAATATTCTTCCTACATCTGAAGGGATACAGAGCGTAGGATACAGACAAGTAATTCCAGCTGCTCCTATTCCTGCTACTGATTTCGACCAAGTTATTGTAGTTCGTGACGCTGACGAAAATAACTTCCTTTGGGCGCCTGCACGAGGAAAGAATTACATCTACAGAGCAGATATGCCAGATTGGGTATCTACAAACCCATTCGCTGGCTGGCCTGCTAACAAAACTATTGTATCTCGTGCATACGTCAATGGTCGCACATTCGTACAGTATGAAAAGTACGATATGTTTGAGTATGATTCTACACTCAATCAGATCAATCCTGTAACTCTTACTGGAATTAATGCTGCTGATATTGATGTAATTGGAGCAAGCAACAATTACCTTATTGCCGTAGTTGGAATTACAGTTAATTGGTCAAGTCTTATTGATAATACAGATTTTGTTCCTTCTATTCAAACTGGAGCAGGAGCGGCAATTCCGCAAGATATGAAAGGAGTTGCTAGAGCAGTAGTTCCTATCTCTGGCGGCTTCGTAATTTATACTACTAAGAATGCAGTAGTAGCTCTGTACACCAACAATGCTCGGGCGCCATTTGTATTTCGTGAAATCTCTAATGCTGGTGGTGTACCTAGCCCAGAACAAGTTAGTCTTGAAGCATCTCTTGGGTATCACTATTCTTGGACTACACACGGACTTCAAAAGATTAGTGTAACTACTGCTGAAGTTCTTTCTAACGCCGCAATGGATTTTCTTGCAGGGCGTATCTGGGAAGAATTTGATTTAACTACACTTCAACTTACTATTGAGCGGTTGAATGTAGACCTTCAAGTAAAGATTAGCTACATCAGCGGCAGGTATCTTGTTATATCTTATGGAAAGCCTACAGATACTGCGCCACAAACGTATACTCACGCATTGGTTTACGATCTAGGTTTGAAGCGTTGGGGTAAACTCCGTGTAGATCACGTTGATTGCTTCGTTTATCCATATCCAAATCTTCCTGGAGAGATTACTAATCCTCCCGCAAAGCAAAGTGTAGGATTCTTAAAAATCACAGGACAAATTTATCTTCTTGTAATGGATTACAGGGAGAGACAAGATCAAGGAGTTCTTCTTCTTGGTCGTTATCAACTTGTACGGCAGAAGATGGCTACTTACCAAAGTGTAGAACTTGAAGGAGAGCACCAAGCATATCCTTCTCAAGTCTATCTTATTATCTCTGCTGATGGTAAGACAAATGATGCTCCAAATCAACTTATTGAACTTTCTGCTGGGGCAGATAGGCGAGTTGTTAAGTATGGTGCTCCTGCGCCGGGAGTTGGAGGCCACGGAGCGCCAAGAACAGGCGTAAATCTCAGCCTTCTTACTATTGGTACTTTTGAACTTTCAACTGCGTTGTTTACGATTACTCGTCATGGCAATCGTTGAAGGTAGTAGAATTGAGACTGGACTTCCTAGCACTCCAGAGGGAGTTCCACAAGAGCTATTTACTCACTTCTTTGCAATCTACAATGCTATTCATAATCTTGAAAGGCTTGTAGCAACTTATACAGGAGCAGACGAACAGTTTAGTAGTTTAGACCAGATCACTGTAGATGACACCATTTTTGATGGAAATCTCAATAGATGGTATGCAGTAGCAAATGAGAATTTGAATTTTGGCCAAGCAGTAAGTCCAATTCTTGTAGCTGGGGATCTTCAGGTACGACTTGCAAACGCAGTTAACAATACTAAATGGTGTTGTGGATTTGTAAACAGCGTAGGGAGCCACAATGCAGGGGAAACTATAGAGATTCGTACCAGAGGGCTTATTTCTGGAGTATCTGGTCTTACTCCTGGAGCACGTTATTGGTTAAGTACTACAAATGGGCTTATTACTAATGTTGCTCCTGTAGCGGCTGGAAACATTGAACAAGTGGTGGGTTTCGCTCTTGAAACTACACGGCTTCTCTGTAATCTAGACTCATACTATGTTCAACACTGAGGAATTCATATGGATGTTACAGAGATTATTCAAGAACTCTTAACAATTGCTCCCCAAAAACAATTTACTATTATTGTTGTTGGTGGGGAAGCTTTTTCTCCAAATGAAGATGAAGAAGAAAAACTTGAAGGTGATGTCGATGTAGAATCTGATATGGATTATTTTTCTAAAGCTTTTGAAGCAGCAATTTTTGGGCCAGCTACAGCAGTGGGTGGCGGGGGTGGTGGAGGCGGAGACTCTACCGTATATTCATGAATAGTATCTTTTTACACAATTATGCAAAACGTTTTGATATGTCAGCAGACGGTCTTACTGCTTATATGGGTAAGGCTGAAATTAGCACTGCTACATCTGCGGCGCTTTGGCAAGTAAAGAAATTTGTATTCAATGCTGAAAATGATGTTATCATTACTTGGGCTGATGGTAATGATAACTACGATAATATTTGGGACAACAGGGCTGCTCTTTCATACTCTTAAGGACTAGAACATGAAACAACCGCGTAAAGTAGCATTAATTAATGTACACGATTACAATAGGGATAAATATACTACCTATTATGAAATTCGTGTAATTGAGAGTCCTGAAGGGTATCTATGGGGTGCACGTATTTATGATAGAAAACAAGAAGTATTTAAAATTGTAGAACGCATTATCCCAGCTAGTAATCTTGAAGGTATTCCTATTCCAGAACAAAAAATTATTGAAAATGTACGCACTGGAAATCTTATTCGGGAAGAAGCAGTAAATACGGCAAAAACAAGAGATGAAGCTGATACTGCTGCGCAACTTTGGATTAAAGACAGAATGGAAGCATATAGAAAACCAAAGTCAATGGCAATGCCAGCTAAGTCTGAAGCTGGGTATATTCATATTCTTGGCCCAGGATGGATGGTCGGAGAAGCTATCGCAGAAAGTATTCGACGTCTTTTTCGTCCTCTTTTTGAAGCTATCTCTTACAGCACTACTATACGTAATGCTATGCTTGCTGCTCTTCGCGATGCAATTGATGGGGGTGCTGGCGCAGGTTTATTCCGTATCTACG